TCGCGTCGCGGCCGCTGATCGCGAGGTCGAAGTTCGGGGCCAGGTCGTCGCCGAAGCCCTCGAACTGTTCCATGGGAAGCCGCGCCATCAGACGATCTCGACGAGCTTGCGCGAGCTGCGGTCAGCCAGGATCACCTCGAAGTTGTCGACGGCATCTTCGTCGGTGAGCGACAGTGCGTGAAACTGAGGCTCGAGCGATTCCTTCAGCGCGATCGCTTTTGGCGGAATCTTCACCTTGTCGCCAACCCGCGGCGCGAAGGGCTCGGCCGGATGTCGCCGCCGGATCACGTCGCCGAGCAGGGGGTCGCCATAGAAGCGCCGCGCGAGCGCTTCATACGAACGCTCGGCCTCGGTCGCGATCAGGTAGAACGATTCCTTCGCCGGCTTCGTCGGATCGATCTGCTGCTGACTGAAGGGCACGTACTTGCGCAGCGACAGCGAGATCCTGATCTCGCGCGCGAAGCCGTCTTTGTCGACCGACACGATATTGCTATCGGCTCGCTCGATCAGCACCGTTTCGCTGAAGAAAGAACCATAGCTGAACTGACAGATCGGGGGGCGCCCCAGGTCGGGATCTTTCTGCGTCAGCTCGACGAACTGATCGAACAGGTCTTCAACGTCGGCCGCTTCGTCGGCATGTCGGGTGAACAGGATCGCGGTGAAGGTGATGTTCTGCGTTACCCCGTGAACCCAATGCGTGATCGGATCCTGCTCGCCGAAGCGCGCCTGATCGACCAGGGTACCGCCGAAGTTCACGTTGATCCCGTCTTCGGGCATGGGTAGCTGGGGCTGGATCACCTCGAGCGTGTCGAGATTCTTGATCCGCCAGTCGACCGCCACCTTCGAGGTCTTCGACGGGTTCGCTTGCCTGCTGTGATCGTGCAGGGCGTCGTCAGCGTATCCGATCGTCGGCATTACCTGCCCCCTTGCGCAGCTCGGCGCATGGCGCCCGGCGCCGTCTTACCCGAGCGCGCGGCGTTTTCGATCTTCTTCGTCGCGACTGCCGCCGCTATCACCTTGCCGTCGACCTTCACCTCGACCTTCGTCGGGGCTTCCTTGATCCCGCGAAGCTGCGACGCAAGCCCCTTGATAATCGCCTCGGCCTCGGCCTGCGTCTTGCCGATATTCTTCGAGGTCAGGTACTTGCGGATCCGTTCCTCGGCGAGTGCTCGGGTCACCTTGCGCCTCGGGCCGCCCGCCTCGGTCTGGATCGCGATCCCTCGCCGGCTGAAGTCGACGAGCCGCTTCGTCATCTCGTTCACGGTCGCGATGTTGGTCGCATGTTCGTGCGCCCGCACGCGCGCCTTGCTCGCCTCGTACTCGGGCCGATTCAGCAGCTTGTACATTTTGTCAGCGATCCAGCTCGACGCCCCGAGCTGTTTGTCGATCCACTGCCCGAACTTGTAGCCGGCGAAGCCAGCGGCCGCGATCCCCGCCGCAGCCGGGCCGAACTTGGCGATCAACCCAGGAAGGGCCTTTGCAGCGCCCCAGGCGCCCCTGGCGACCGCCCCGAAGGCTTGGCCGACGTTCATCTGCCCGGCCGCCTTCAGCTTCGCCAGAAGCCCGCCAGCGGCCCCAGCCGCCCGACCGCCGGCACCGCCCAGGCCGCCGAGCCCGCCACCAAGCCCGCCCAGGCCGCCGATCCCCGCTTCGTGCCAGTTCGTGATCCGCACCGGCGCCGCGGTGATCGACTCGACCGCCCCGACAGCTCGGCCGAGCTTACCGGCGACGCCTGGCAAGAACTTCGCGATCCCTGGGATCTTCTTCAGTAGGCCGCCGCCGACCTTACCCACAGCGCCCAGGGCGCCAGCGGCGAGCTTGACCGAGCCAACCGCGACCTGGCCGAAGCCCTTGAACAGCGAGATCGCCCCCTTCAGCGCCAGGGCGACCGGCGCGAAGGCCGCCGCCAGGCCGACGACCGTTGTGACCAGGCGGGTCGTTGTGGTGTTCGCCCCGCCCGCCATGAAGCTGAAGACGCCGAAGACGCGCTTCAACACGCGCCCCACGTCGCGCAGCCCTTGCAGGATCCCCTGTACCGTGACGAGTACCGACTGCCGGATCCCAGTGATCCCCTTCACATTTGCGTCGAGCGTTTTCGGGTTTTGGGCGAAGAACTGGAAGGCCGCGGCCGCCTCGCCGAGCACGGCCGTCAGCCCCTTGACGCCGCCGCCGAGCGACAGCGACTTGCTGACCGCGTCACCGAAGGCGATCGTGACGCCTTCGACCGCCGACTTCAGGATCGTCATCTGACCGCTGAAGGTGGCGAGTCGGATCTGTTTCATCTTCTCGGCGACGCCCTTGCTGTTCTTGGCGACACCGCCGAGCCGCGTCACCGTGCCGTCGGCGTTGCGCTTCAGTCGCCCGAACAGGGCGTCGATCTTCTCGTCGCTCAGCCGCTCGAACGCGGTCTTCGCGCCCAGGCCGCGCAGCCCGAGCACCTTCATCGCCACAGCCGCGCGCTCGGCCTTGTCGGGGATCCCCTTCAGCCGCTTCAGTAGATTCTGGAAGGTGCCGAGCAGGTCGACGTTCCCATCTTTGGCCTTGACGATCTCGACGTTCTGACCGGCGACCGCGAACTTGCCCTTCTTCGACGCGCCCGCGATCTTCAGCAGGGCATTCTTCAGGGCGGTGCCGCCGAGGGTCGCTTGTAAACCGACATCGGCGAGCGCGCCCAGGCCGGCCGCAGCGTCTTGAAGCGGGATCCCCAGGTCGCCCGCAGTCGGCCCGAGAAACTTCAGCCCTTCCTCGAGCTGCGACATATTCGTGTTCGTCTTCGCGCTGACGAACGCCAGCATGTCGGCAACGGTCGTCGCGTCTTTGGCCTTCAGCCCAAATCGGGCGATGTTCTTGGACACGATCCCCGCCGCCGTCGCAAGGTCGAGCCCGTCAGCCGCGGCCGCACTCAACGTCGGGCCGATCGCCTTCAGAACTTCCTGCTGATTCATACCCGAACGCGAAAGCATTTCCATCGCGTTCGCCGACTGGATCGCGGTGAAGCTCGTCGTCGCGCCGAGTCGCTTCGCCGCCGCTTCCATACCTGGGAACCACTTTTGACCACTTGCGACGACGACCGACTTGACGGCGCCGATCGCGCCGGTGAAGTCGCTGAACTTCTTCACTGCGAGCCCTGTCGCGGCCGCAACGGCGCCGGCTGGTATCGCCATGTTGGCGAAGCCAGATTGAACGTCCTTCAGCCCCGCCTTCATGCGCGAGGTGTGACGGTTCAAACCGCCGAAGGCCGACGACGCCTTGCGCATGTTCTGCACGGCGCTGTCGGCGTTGAACTTGAGCTGTGCGAACAGCCCGACGCGTTCGGCCATGTGCTAGCCCTCCATGTCTCGATACTGCCGCACGACGCGCTCGACGTGAAATTCGCGCTCGGCGCGGGTCATGTCGAGCACGTCGGCGCGGGTCATGTGCGAGAAAAAGGTCAGCACGTGAACATCCTCGCCTAACTGCTCGCAGTTTCCGACATCGGCAAGGATGACCCGAAAAAATAGTCGAAGCTCCAGTTCAGCGCGTCGACGATCTCGAAGCCGCACTTTTCGTCAGGGCAGATCAGCGGGGTCTGTAGCGTCAGCCCCGCGGCGAGGCTGTCGGTTTCGCGGTTGATGTGCACCAGGTCGAGCCGTTCGATCTCGTCAATCTCGGCCGTCGTCAGGCGATACTCGCCCTCGTACGTGTTCGTGCCGACGACCGATTCCTCGAGCCCGGCATAGCTGATCTGATCCATCTTGCCGCTGAAGACGCCAGGCTTCAGCATGGTCGACCAGGTGATCGGCTGCATGCGAAGCTCGGTCACGCGTTTACCGTTGCGATCCCTGAACGGCCGCTTCAGGTTAACGACCTTGTGCAGTTCGGCCGGATCCTCGAGCACGTCGACCTCGGCCGTGTTGAGATCGAAGATCACCTTCGCCGGCTTGTCGCACACCGGGCAGGTGAAATTGATCTCGAGCTGCGAACCGAGCGCCTGGATCCGCGCGAAGACGTAGGCATACATAACATCGGCGTACCAGGCTGAATAAATCCCGATCTCGGCCTCGGGGGTCGAGTCGCCGTCGTCGGTCAGTGCCAGTGCGCGCGCGCCGAACTGCGAGCAGATCAGGCTGACGAACTTTGCGACCTTTGCCGCTTCAAGGATCGGGGGCGAACTGTACTTCGCCCGGTTCGCCTCGAGCCAGTCGCCGAGCGCACGGTCGACGCGCGACTTGTACGGCCGCACCTGGAAGTCTTTGACGAGGTTTTTGCCCTGAAGGGTTCCAATCGGCAGCCGCGGGCCAAGCTCGCCGATCGTTGTTCTGCGAAGCGCCATCTAGTCACCTCCAAGTGCATCGCCCGCGCGCCCCGTGCCCCTGTGGTCGGTGGCGTCGCCGCGGGTCAGCTTGTGAGGCTGCGGCGCCTGGTGCTAGGTCAGCGGGATGATCTCGCTTGCCTTCATGCTCCAGACGATCGCCGCCATTTCGCCGTCATTGTCGAGGTCGAGGTCGGGCAGGGCGCGCTTGAACGGGAACATGCCGAGGATCGACCAGCTCGGCTGATTCAAAAGCGACTGGCTGAACATGATCAGCGTGCCGACCTTTTTGTGCGTCGGCAGGATCGGATCATGGCACTCGCGATACCACAGCTCCATCGCTGCCCGCTCGAGGTTATGGTGCACCGGCTGCGTCAGCTCGAACTCGATCGGCTTGACGCGCCCGCCCGACTGCGGGGTGCGGTCGGGCAGGTCTGTCGCGTCAAGCTCTTCTTCGATCCCGCTGACCGCCGTGAAGAGCATCGGGGGCAGCCCCGCCACCTGCAAGGTGTACTTGTTCATCTGCACGTGGTCGGGGAAAATCACGCCTTTGATCGCCATTTTGAAAACCTCCCTCGACCCGCTTGCCTTGCAGCCAGGTCGGTAAGCGCGTTTGACTACGCCGCCAGATCCTCGAAGATCCCCGCCTTGCCCATGGTGATGATGAACCGCTCGACGGTGTCAGCCA